GAAGGCACAGGGACACCGCTGCCCCTATTGCCAAGCGGACTTGCGCAAGGTGAAGCGACACATTGACCATATTATGCCGATCGCGCGCGGCGGGTCGAACGACAAGACGAACATTCAGATTCTATGCGAACCGTGTAACAGGTCGAAAGGCGCGAAAGACCCGATCGCATTCGCGCGGGAACAAGGACGGCTTTTATAGCCATGCAACGCAGATATGGATGGCGCACGCCGGGCAGACGACTTGCCCGGCATCTCGTCACAAAGGAGGATGTTGATGCAAACCAACCTGACGGAGCAACAGCAAGCCGCAAGGTCGGATTACGACCAGCAGAAGGAACGCCGGGCGGCACTGACGAACCTGACCTTGCGGGTAACGGAAAGCCAGACGCCGACACCGACGCAGGAGGAAAACGACCTGGCGAAGCTGGGCCTCCTGCATCCGGACGAAAAGAGCCAGCCGGCGGCGCCGGAGATGCCGCCGGTGGCGGCGCAACAGGCATACGTCGCGACCGGCGAAGGTAGGATGGAGCCGGTTGATCGGGCGCGCGAAACGCCACGGGCACCATCTTCCCCGCAGCCGACACCACGACCGCAGCCGGAACAGCGCCCGGCGGACCGCAACGTGCCGCGTCCAGCCGACAAGCCCTGATGGCGCAAGCCTGGGCGGGGATGCTGCAACGCGTCTTCCGCCCGCGCGCCAAGGCTGCGCCGGCCACGATGGCAGGGTACATCCCGCCGACCTGGCCGGCGAATTTCTGGCAACTCGGGTATGACCCGATCCGGTCAGGCGGCGGCGCGATCGTTCATAGCTGCATCGCTTGTTACAGTCAGACGGCAGCTATGTGCCTACCGACGCACTGGCGTTCCACCGGCGACGGTGGGCGCGAGCGCGTGACGAATAGCGCGCTGTCGCGGGTTATGCTGAAGCCGAACGCGTACCAAAGCGGCAGCGATTTTATCTTGAATCTGGTTGGCGCGCTGTACAGCGACGGCAACGCCTACGCTTTTGCGACGCGCAACAACCGCTTCGAGGTGGCCGAGCTGCACCCTATGGACAGCGCGTCTTGCGGCGCCTGGGTCGCGAGCAACGGCGAGGTATTCTACAGCATTGCCGGCAACCCGGTGGTTGATCGGCTGCTGACGAAAGAGGCGGCAAAGGCGGTGCCGGCGCGCGACGTGCTGCACCTGAAGCTCGATGCGCGCGGCGGCAACCCGTTGAAGGGCGAGCCGCCGTTGACCAACGCGATGCTCGATATTGCGGCAAGCAATTCGATGGTGCGGCAGGCGCTGGATTTTGCCAGCAACGCCGCCAAACCGTCCGGCGTCTTGACGACCGACCAGCCGCTCGAAGCGTGGCAGACGAGCGAAATGCGCCAGATGTGGCGCGACCTGACCACCGGCGCCAATGCTGGCGGCACGCCGATCTTGAGCAATGGGTTGAAGTGGCAACAGGTGTCGAGCACGTCGCGCGATGCGCAGCTTGCCGAGCTGTTGCAGATCAGCGATGGGCGGATCGCAACGGCCTACCGCATCCCGCTGTCGCTGCTGTCGCTGTGGGGCGCGCAGGTGCAGTCCGGCGGCGAAGACCAGATGCGATTCTGGGTGAGCGGCGCTTTTGGATTTGCGCTTAACCATGTTGAGGACGGCATCGGCCGGTTTTTCAACCTGGCGGGCTGGCCTGGCGAATATCTGGAATTTGATACCCAGGCGCTGCTCCGATCGAACCAGCGCGACAGGATCGAGGCTCTGGCGAGAGGCGTGCAGGGCGGCATTTACAGCCCGAACGAAGCGCGGGCGCTTGAGGATCTACCCGCGGCAGACGATGGTGATTCTCCCAGAGTTCAACAACAGGTTGTGCCACTCGATGCGTGGTCGCAGCAGCAGCCGCAGACGCCGCGGCCGGATGCGCCGCCGGCGCCGCCGCCGGCTGGCGCAAACGAGAACGAGACGGCGGACACTGCGGCGGCGAAGGCGGCCGGAATTGCGGCGGTTCGGAGGCAGTATGCCGGCACTCGATGAACTCGCCGAAGCACTCGGCGGCGAACTCGGCGCAATCGCGGCTCGCATCGAGCGGGATCTGACATTGCGGTTTGCGCTGGAGGCAGAGAAGCTGCGCGCCGGGCAGGCCGAGTTCGAGCTGCGCGTCGAACGCGCGGTGGCGGATCGGATGGCGGCGGTGAAGGACGGTGCGCCGGGGCCGCCAGGCGATCCTGGGGAACCTGGCGAGCCGGGGCCGCGCGGCGAACCCGGTGAGGCGGTTATGGGACCGGAAGGACCGGAGGGCATTCCTGGGCCTCCTGGGCCACCGGGGCCGGAACCCTATGTCGGCGAGGTGTGCGGTCTATTTGACCCAGAGCGGGTCTATCGCAAATATGATCTTGTCAGGATGGACGGCGCCGAGTGGCGCGCGAAATACGATGCGCCGGGCAACTTGCCGGGCGATGGCTGGACCTTGGCAGCCAAAGCCGGCGAGCGCGGCAGGCGCGGCGAGATGGGTCCGCGAGGGCCAACAATCATTGAATGGGCGGTGCGCGATTACCGCGCCGTGCCGGTGATGAGCGACGGCAGCGTCGGGCCGCCGTTGGATCTGCGCAGCTTCTTTGAGCAGTACCACGCCGAGGCGGCAGAATGAGGCCGCTCTATACGGCGATCGTGACGCCAGCGGCCGAGCGCAATCTCGTTAGCTTAGAGGATCTGCGAGAGCAACTGCGAGCGCGGCCGGGTGATGCCGCCAATGACAGTTGGTACGGCAAGATAATCGCGCGGGCGAGCCTGGCAGCGGAACGGTACTGCAACCGGATCTTCGCGAAGCAGACCTATCTCGATACGTTTATGGCGGACGTTACCGGCATAGCCGGCGAGCCGCTCATCCTGAGCCAGGCGCCGGTCGATCCGGCATCGTTGGAAGTGACGGCATCCGGTACCGTGCTGGGCGCGGCGGATGTGGCGATCGAACCGCTGGCCGGGCATTTGTGGCGCGTCACCGACCCGAAGGCATGGGTCAGTGCGGGCGGGCTGTCGGTTGTATATGACGCGGGCTTCGATCCGGTGCCGGTCGACGTACAGCAGGCGGTGCTCGATCTGTGCACGATGGAGAATGCCGGGCGGGGCCGCGACCCGATGCTGCGTGCCACTGAGTCGCCGGGCCTCGGTAGACAGGAATACTGGGTCGGCGGCGTGCCGGGCGGATCGCTGATCCCGCAGGATATCGCGTCGTTGCTGAACCCATACCGGCGCGGGCTGGTCGGATGAACGGGATCGATGTCCGCATTGATAGCACGACCAATCAGTTGCGGGTCCGGTTCGATCAGTTGCCGGATAAGTTGCGCAAGCGGTTCGAGCAAACGATCCGCGGTCTGACGAATGAGTTGCTGCACAAGGTGCAGGCGCGCGAGCCGGTGCGAACCGGATTATTGCGGCGACAGACGCACGCTTATGTGGACGTGAATAAGGTCAAGAACTTCGTGCGTGGCCGAGTACGGGTACTGAACGCGCACAATAAGAATGTGGCTGCTGCGTTTGGCGCACTCGAATACGGCAGCACGGGGAAACGCTTTCCGGTGCAGGCTTACACTCGCGGTAGAACGTCGGTGCGCGCTTACACGCGACGCGGCGGCATCAAGGCGCATCGGTTCCTGCGCGGCCCGGCGGCCACAATGATCCCGAAGGCACGCCTGGAACTGCAACGGGTGCTGCAAGAAGTTACCGGCGACGCTCTGAAGGACTGACATCATGGCATTGGTTGTGCTTAACGGCCCTACTATAGCGGCCGGCGAAAGCCTGTCGTCCGGCCTTGACTGCACAAGCGGCCGGCTGGTGCGCATCACGATGCCGGCGGCGTGGTCGGGTGCCAATCTGAGTTTTCAGATTTCCACGGACGGCACTTTCTACAACGACCTTTTCAGCGTCGATGGCACTGAGGTCATTATTCCGGTTGTGGCAGGCACCGCTGTTGTGGTGGCGCAATTAGGCGCCGCGCTTGAAGCCATCCAATTCCTCAAGCTCCGTTCCGGTTCGCGCAGCTATCCGGTCGTGCAACCCGCACAGCGCGACTTTGCCGTAGCGGTCGAGGTCGCCGCCGCGCGATGAACCGGGAAGCCATCGTCGGCGCCCTGTTCAGTAAACTGACCGGGCCGCCGCTGGTGTTTCCGTTCGCCGCCGATCTGACGACAGGCTCCCCGACGCTCACCAATGTCGCCGACACGTCCGGCCTTATGCTCGGTATGCCGGTGTCCGGCGACGGTGTGTCGGAAGGGGCGACGATCGCCACGGTGACGCCTGCCGTCACGCTTTCG